GTTCCTTTGAGTATTTCATCAATCAAGATGTTTAAATAAGTGACGAAAATAGCAAGTACCAATGCAAACATCCCAAGAGATTTAGAAATCAAATATAGGCAGGTCATAAAACCCCACGCTACATTTATAAATTTAAGTAACTGCCAAAGATGCCTTTTCATTTCGGTGTAAATTTAATAGGATGTGATATTTCATTTCCATTAAAGTCTAATAGTTTGCCGTTCATTTCAAAGTGTACCTCCATGTGTTTATTCTTATAGTTCTGAATCAGCAGCTTGATTTTCTCCTGAACATCTTCAATGGAGAGAAACTCTCCATATCCGATGTCTTGCCACTCTGTGTATTCGTTGAACTTATTAATAAACCTACGCTTCAGGATAAAATCAGAAGGGGAGACTGCTTTCTTTCTCGGCATACTGAGCTTTAGATTGATGTGCTTGCTTTTTCTCTACCACCATCGCTGGTTTACCATCAGACCAAAATACTTTGCCTGATCCTGTCCAGAACTTCTGTTTTTTAGCCTCTCTGTCTTCTTTTGTCTGAGATACATAGGACTGAACATTCTGTCCGTAATCATTCGCCTCATCGTTCATGGAGATAGTTAATGAGACTCCTTTAAGACCCTTTGCTTTAACTGTGCTAAGTAGGGTTTCTAATGTTTCCTGCTTTAGGAAGATTTCTGATAAATTTGCCATTTTTTTAATTGTTTTTGGTTTGTCTTGTAATATTAACTTATTGATTTATTGGATAAAAGAAAATTCTGATATTTTTCATAGAAGTCATCAAAGTTTTTTACTATCCAGTACTGACCTCCTGACTTTTCTATTGCCTCTTGGTAGACTTTCTGATGCTCTGACTGCCTGTCTCTGCCTATCTTTACCTCTATCTTTACCGACCTTCCAAGTATTGTAGCTGAAATATCCGCTGATCCTTTGGTTGCCGTCGACTTGCCCCAGGTCATTGAGCCGATGGTCTTGGTTCTGCCTAGCACATCTGTAACTTGCTTTCTGTTATCGATTGGTCTACCCATAGTGTTAATCCGCTCTGCTTGGTATCCATTAAGCTCTAGGAACTCCTTGACGCACTTGGTAAGTCCATTGGCTGTCTTATCCTCGTACTTAGGTGTTGATATGGCATACTTAGGTACATTAGGATAGGATTCTAGCATCGAATCTTGCTTGAGTTGTTTAAGAATGTCAAGTGGTTTCATAGTTTTTTCCATGATGCCTCACTAAATAATTGTAAATCGTTATCAGAGAAATCATCGAATAAAGTAATGATGTTTTTATTCAATTCTATTTTCCAAAGATTAATATCATCACTTGCTTTAAAGCCTACATGATTTACTTTATTCTTTTCCCAGACACCATAATTCTGAAAACCTAAAGATTTCCAAAACTTATTGCTTTCTAAATCCTGCCTACATCTTAATGTAAAACCTATTCTGTGAAATGTTTCACAAAATTGTCTACAAACATCAAGCAAAGCAGTACCATAATGCAATCTTCTTGCATCATTTCTAACTGCTATTTGTTGAATCTTTGCGTATTTATATGAACTTTTGCCAGGTGTTATTAAAACATAACCAACTGCTTCATTATTTGCCTCACAGATAAATACAACAAAATTTCTTTCTCCTCCAAATACATATTTTTCCCATACGGTTTTTTGAATAAATCCAACTGCATAAGAATTATCCTTTTGCAATTTGTCAATGAGAAGCATATCCTTTATTGTTGATGTCCTTACAGATATGTTTTTTATTGGGTCATTGTACAAAAGATTTATTAAACCTGTCGAGCAATCAAATTTTCCTAATCGCATCTTAAAAAAGCAAATCAAAAGCTTCTAAATGTGCAAATGGAGTCTTATAGTCTGTTCCAAACCTGCAAAGGTATTCAAATGCAAGAACCCTATTTGCTTCTCTCATCTTTAGCCAAATCCCCTGGGTGTAGGTCTTGTCATAGTCCCCAGGTCTTTCTTCCATGTACTTATCCCAAAATACTTCAAATGGGATTTCTGATACTTCATCTAGTGCTTCAATCATTTCTTTAAGTGTTTATAAATCGTTGTTCTACTAACATTTAGTAACTCTGCTAACTCAGAGCGGTTAAAATCGGGGATGGTCTTATGAATCATCTCAATTTTCTTTTCGATGGACTCATTCTTCATTGAACGAATAATCTCACTAAGTTCATTCGATTCCAAGCTGCTAACCTTAATCTTCTTAGACATCGCAATAAAGTAGTTACTCAACTTTTCTGCCTTCAGCAATGAATCCATAGTAACAAAGTCAAAGTCCTTACCTGTCTCAAAAGATGTCAAGGTATTAATCAGCATAGCAAATCTAGGAACATAAGCCTTCTGCTTACTCAACATCGACTTCACATATTCCGATATGTCATCAGAGTTCTGCAAGTCTGTGATATTGTTAAATATCCTTTCCCACTCAATATCTGCTAGGCTATCAAATCGAATAATCCGACTCTCAATCTCTCCAAACTTATTGTACTGCAAGACCTGTGTACGAACTAGGTTATAGAACTGACTAATGTAAGCCTCGTACCAATCCAATATCTCTTGGTCAATAGAGTTCTTATTGTAATGCTCAATCTCCTTATCAGGATAACTAACAAGCAATCGGTCAAGGAATCCATTGTCTTTGTTTTCCATAGTGGATATCTGCGAGAATATACCAGGCTGAATGCCACCAAGCACAGGAATCAATGGGCTTTGCACAAAGCTACTCTTAGCAGTCTTTCTTGTAAGAATCGCTGCTTGGTTAGACCAACAAGACAACCAAAACTCAAGATCAGAACCAGGCTTATACTTGTTCATGTCCTTAATCCATCCGTTCAGCTCATCCTTGAATACTGCAATGCCTACTTGATTCTCTTCATGCAAATCCGCCAATGCCTCCACCGTGATATCATTTACTATCAACTGCTTTCTTACAGGCTCCTTGACTTCCTCCACATCCTTCTTCTCCTTAGCGGTCAATCGTTCGTACTCCTTGTACTTCTTGTATTCGTTCTGATAGTGCTTAATCTCAAAGCTATTCTTCTTGGCAATAGGGAAGATGATTGCGTTTATACTAGGGGTCTTGCCAAGACCTGCCTTGCCTATCAAGCCAATCCAAATGTTGCAAGACTCTCTCCAGCCTGTTTTAACTTCCACCTTGCAAGCATTACCAATGCATAGCGACAGAAGCCAAAGTAAGCTACACCCCATGTAGTCAATAGAATGATTAAGTGTTTTCTGATTTAACAGAATATAACTCTGTATTGACTCTGGAAACACATCAATCGGAAATATCAAGTCTTCCTTTGGAATCTCAATCTTCTCAATCTCTACCTTTCGAATCTTTCGCTCTCCATAGCCTTCCTTGTACAACTCCTTAGCAGCAGCAGAGAAGTCCCCATTGAAGTACTTGTAAGCATAGATACTAAACGGAGTCAGAGGAGTCTCATGAGGGTAAATCGTGGCCGTGGTAAAGAGATAACAGAGTCCAGTATCCTTGTAGATAAATCCATGCAAGGCATCCTTAGAATTGATTTTTCTAATCACTATGCGGTCAGTCAGGTGCTTTAATGCGGTGAACTCATTTGCAATCAAGTCCAAGACTCTGTTTCTCTGATTATAATCCTCCCAAGGTGTCAATCCGCTATACTCTGTATTTTCCACCTTGACTTCCACCTTGGCTTCATCGTAATGGAAGTATCGGCATAGGCTAAACAGAATGTCTCTCTCTTCCTCGGTAATCTCCTGGATTTGCTCATAAGACATCTCCGATACTTGATTGTCATAGATATAGATATACCCTCCTGTTCCCCTAGTTTCAATTAAGGCTTGAGAATGTCCCTTCAGCGTTGCAAGCTTTCTGTTGCCTTCGACCTTAGAGCATCTATATATAATATGATAACCAGAGTTTATAGTCTTATATATAACAAACTTTCTATTAAAGTCATCAATGTGATCAGATATAAAGGACACAAACTCACTCCAAAACTTCTTGCCGTCTTGGATGGTTGGGAATACCTTTAAGTCTACATCTATACACTCAACATTATAATAACCAGTGATAATACCGTAGCCTTTAGTCTTGGCTTCGAGCTTCTCTAATTCTGACTTTTCTATCTTTTTTGTCTGATACTCCTTCCATAAAATCAGAGGCTTTTTACCCTCCGATATGGGCATTACACTGAACCCTGAGTTCAGTAAATTGATTGCTCTTCCTAGCGTTACATTCATTTTCGTGTTTTACAAAGGTTTATAGAAAAATGGCATTTTTGGGCAAAAAAGTGTACACAAGTTTACACTTGGTTTACACCTAGTGTAAACCCCCCAAAACCCCCTATACTCTCTAGATTCGCAGATTTTAGGCCGTTTTTTGCCCTAGGTTTACAAGTTTACACTTTTTTTTAGAATATATTTTTTTTGACTAGGTGAAAATTTATTTTTTTTCAATTTTGTCAAAAAGTGTTCAAAGTGTTCACTTATTGCGATTGGAGCCAATGGAGGCCGATTTTGGTTTACACTTAGGTGTACACTTAGTGTAAACTAGTGTACACCCTCCTTCTTGGCTTTTCTCACCCAATGTGAGACTCTGTTGTAGTCTAGATTCAGCTCTTTTGCTATCTCGCAAGTCCTTCTGTTTTCCGCTACCATACGCTCTATTTGTCTAACTATTTTTATAGATAAACCCTGAACTCGCCTGTGGTCTGTGAGTTTTAGAATTTCACATAAATGATGGTATTTTACACCAGTCATATACATAATTTCTTTATATGGTAGACCTTTCTTATATAGTTCAAGAACCTGATCCGCAGACTTGAGGTGAGAGCAAGTGTTCTTGGCTCTCTCGTTGGTCAACAGATACTCCTTGTATATATAATTATTTACTAGGTGCTTACTAATATTCATTATAGTAGCTATATTCTTATTCATTACTTTAAGTTTATATAGCCTAACTATCTCGTCTTTCTGTTCTTGAGTTAGTGATGTCATTTGTCTCCGTAGGTTTCTTCGTAGTAATTCTGTCCGCTCTCATAGGTCTTTACTGCAAAAAAACAAGCGCCCTCTCTGTGGGCTTCTGCAATCTGATCTCTTTCCTTGTACTTAGCTATTTCTAATATCTCCTTAGAAGACTTTCCATCATACCATGTGGAAGTTAGTTGCTCATGCAACCATTCTACTGCCGTCTGCTTCTTCATACCGACATAGACTTTAAATAATCCCTACACTCCAATACCTTGGCCTTAGCCATCTCAATCACTTGGGGGTCATAATCGATGTCAAACTCCTTGATTCTGTACTTATCTTCCACATGGGAGTAGCTTACTGGCTCCTCATAAGTCAAGAACTCTGGAGTGTCCTGAAGGGTGTAAACCAACTTAGCCTTTTTTAAGCCCGTTAGGTGCATGTAAACCTGGAGTTGATAGTAGTACCCCATGTCGGGAGTATCGTCAAACAGAGGGAAAGTAAAGCAGTCCCACGAGGTTTTAAAGTCATAGACTATACCCTCGTGGAAACAATCAGGAGTACCTGTGAAGAAATCATCCTCGAAGTGGTCTAGATTCTTTATCATAAAGTCCTTGTTCATAGCTACCGAGTAAAACTCGATAGCGGTATCTTCTAGTGCCAATCCCTTCTGAATGTACTTAGACTTAATCTGCTTCTTTACTCCGTAAATCTGCTCCTTGTACCAATCCTCCAGGTAGCTTTTAGTTGTCTGAGACAATGATTCTGTTTTACTCCGTGCGTTAGTCATCAACTGACCTAGGGCACTTGCTCTGCATTTAAAGGTCATGCTAATAGAAGTTTTTCGTTTTGTGCTGTAAGAATATAAACCGACTTAATTTGCTCTAAGGTTACCTTGCCATTGGCTAAAGAATCCTTAGCTCCTTGCCACTTCACATGAGATGGAGTTAACTCCTCTTTTTTACCACCATGATCGTTGGTAGAATCAGGGTCTTTTGTATCGTCTATGAGGAAAAGACCATTCAATGCATACTTACGAGCATAGCTTGAGGAACTACCAAAACTCTGAGCCACATCCATACCCTTGCGGTTGATGTCAATACCTGCCTGGGCAGTTACTGCTCTGCCTTCCGTTCTGCCTTCTTTATCTACCTGGATTGCTGCGGTAGCTTCTATGAAGACAAGACCTCCTACTTCTTTGACCTCGTCTTCAATAGTCAAGGTACATTCATACTTCAATAGCAAAGGCTTTACTGCTTCTAGAATATCCTCAACAGAACGGTACTTGTACTTGCCAAAGGCATTAAACTGGTTCTTTGGAGCTTTTAGCTCGGATTGGATTAAAATTAGTTCTTTCATGATTTTCGTGTTTTAATGATGTACAATTCTCCTATTAACTGGTCTAGTGTTTTTACTAGGTCTTCCATTATTTTAAGTGTTTATACTTGTCTAGTGTTTTGATTTCTGCGTATCGAAAACTAATCTCATCCCAATACAGCTCGAAGGTTTTAAGAATCTCTATTTTTATACTAGGGGGTACTTCCCCGAAGTTCTCAAGAATCCATTGCTCAATTTTTTCCTCTACCATTGTTAATCCAGTTAGTTGATACAAACAATACCCATTGATTGCCTAATCTCTTAGGCGGATACACCCATTCTTCAGGCCATACACCTGAGCGGATAATCTGGTGAACTCTAGTAGATTTTTCGGTAAAGCCCCGTAGTACGCCGTACTCGGTAGCAGTCATCATTTCGTAAAGCATTGGCGTACATTGGCTTCTAACTGTTCAACAATAAAAGGATCAAGGATGGCACATACAACCCGATAGTGGTCTGTAAACCGCTCGTTGAGGTCATCGTACAATTCTAGGGTGAGAGACTTACCATTGCCAAAGAATAGGTCTAGGACAATGCCTTCGTTGGTGAAGGATTCGAGCTCCAGGGTAAACCCAGACTGCTCAAGGATAAAGTGGTGATCTTTTAACATTTTGTTTGTGTTTAAGTGAATAATGATGCTAAGGTACAAGAGTCTGCACAACAAATGCAAGTGAATTGTCAAAATTATTTTTGTTTTACACTAAGGGTAATTTTCTGGGCTGAATGGTTTTGTTTTACACTAAGGGTTTTGTTTTACACTATGGGGTTGAACCAGTTCGAACCAGTTCTGTTTTACACTAAGGGGTCGAACCCATTCTGTTTTACACTATGGGTCAAACCGCCATGTTTTACACTATGGGGTATGGTCGGCCGTGCCCATTCGTACCCGTGGGGGTTCGGCATTGCATGGCAACCTAGCTACCTAGAAAGGTAAAGGAAGGCATTTTTAAGGCCGTGGTAAAGAGATATTTTTTTTAGAGTGGTGTTACATAGGTGAAATTTTGAATGTCTTAAATGGGCTTAAAATAGGTCAAAATTAGGACTGTATTTTTTGCAAATTATAGGCTATACAATCAAGCCCGTATTCAATAGAATAACCTAGCTTTAACAAGTCTTTTTCAAGCTGTAGAATGTTAGTGTAGGTTTGTTCCTTTGTGATGTATGAAACAAGTAAGGCCTTCAAATCTGAAGGCCATAAACTAGGGGTTTCGAATAAATCTATTTGTTCAATCATTTTCTATCTAGGTTTAATTCATTTGCGAAATAATCAATTGCTTCAAATACTGAATCGTGATTGTTTAAAGATTTGGCCAAAATGCTTTGTGCCGTATCATCATCACAGATATAAAATTCATTAACATCACTAACATGCCAAAGATTTTCAACAAAAAAGCCGTGTTTCTCTAAAATCTTTTTTGCGTCATCAATTGTCAAATGCTCTTTTGCGAACTCTAAAACCTCGTTTTTTGCCGTTTCGCTTGTTGGGTAAAATGCCATTTTGTTTCGTGTTTTTGTTTGAATAAATAGGATATTAATCTTGTTGACTAAGGAAAATTAAAGATTTAAGGGTTGAATTATCTTTTTCGCAAAAAAGGTCTTCCCCGCAATAGGTTATTTCTTCAATGTCTGAATCCATATCACTGCGAAAGTTTAAAGTAATTAAATCAAGGTCTTGACCTTCATTCTTTAATTCTGTTAAGTAGTCCAATAAATTTTGAGCGTTCATTTTGATTTTATTTTAGTGAATGATTAAACCGATTCTGTGATTTTCAGTGTGCCATTTTGTGGCCAAAATATCAAGATAGGATGCATCTGAATATCCGTTGTCCTTCATTTCATCCGCTGAATAAAAAATCTTTGAATGCCTTTCTGTTTCTGTATTTATCAATTCATCATTCTTTGATCCCAATGAAAAAATCAGGTCAAAATTTTCTGGCAATTCAATACCACGGATAAAAGAATGCGATTTGGTGTATGCATAGAAACGGACGGAAGGATTATTCTTTGCAATTGTTAGCCATTTCTGAAAATAAGTAGGCGAATAAAAATCACCTGAATCATGTATACGGATATAAATTTGCTTATCCTTTTTAACCTTTGCTAGTTCGTTATTGATTCGCTCAACAAAATCCGCTTCTCTGGTTGCTTGATTTCTTAAGGATAACGCATTTTCAACCGATGGCATGTTATAAAATCCTTTCTTTGCATAGCATAGCTTCAAACATTTACCAGCGAAGGGACAAGTAATTTTTCCCGTTAACTTGTCATTACCAGCGGGGATTGAAAAATTGAAAATCCGTACGCCAAATTCTTTTGCAGTTCGAACTAACTTTGTGTTACCAGTTCCTAATAAATTTTGAGTCTTCATTTTGTTTCGTGTTTGTGTTTGTTTATTAAATAAGTTTCAATCCGAGCATGTATCCCAAAATAAAAATTGGAATCAATGCGACTATGTAATAAATGACTAGTCCAATCGCTTTCAAGGTCTTTTTCATGCTTTCTGAGTTTTAAGGGTTAGTGAATAAGTCAAGGCGAAAATCAATAAAGTTCCGCATCCGATAATTAGTAAGTCTGTCATATTTAATTAGTTAGGGTTAAATGTTAAGCAAATGTACAAAGGTTTGTAAATACAAGTCAAGTATTTAAGTAAATATTTTTTATCAATTGGTATATTTTTTTCAATTACCTTTAAGGACTGAATAAACACTTTATTTCAGATTTACAATACTTTGTAAGGATATGGGACAAAATGGCGGAGCTAGACCAGGAGCTGGAAGAAAGCCGAAAGTGCAAGAAATAAAGATAATTGAACAGATGGATGCAATTGCAGTCCCTGAAAAGATATGGCTTGCCTTGTTGCGAAAGTGTGAGGAGGGTGATACACAGGCTTTGAAACTTTGGTTAGCTTATAGACTTGGCTTACCGAAGCAACAAATAGACATTACTTCGAATGGGGAAAAGGTAGCTCCGCCTATTCATTGGATTAGCAAAACTATAGAGATTCAAGAAGCCCAAATCGTTGATAATGAAACGCTTACCCGCATAGACGAATAAGCGGAGGGTAGGGTATTGTTGTGAGTGTACGGGAACGGGTTGGAAAATGGAATTCCCCAATTAAATAATTTACCCTAGGGGGGGTATGTTTCTGAGTGTACGAGAATGAAACGGAAAATCAAAATCCCCAATTAATTAATTTACCTATGATTCAACTTTTAGACGATTACAAGCCTTTATTCTATGAGCAGCCTGACACGAGGTACTATTTGATTACTGGTGGTAGAGGAAGTGGTAAATCTTGGACTTTGGCTTTGTTTCTGTTAAACTTGACCTATGAGAAGGGTCATGTGATTCTTTTCACTAGATACACCTTGGTATCTGCGTTTATTTCGATTATTCCAGAGTTCTTGGATAAGATTGAGATTATGGGAAAGATGAATGACTTTGATGTGACTCAAAGTGAGATTATAAATAAGTTGACGGGGTCGAAGATTCTGTTCAGGGGTATTAAGACTAGTTCAGGGGTGAATACTGCGAACTTGAAGTCGATTGCTGGGTTGTCGACATGGGTAGTGGATGAGGCTGAGGAATTGACAGACCCTGAGATATTTGATAAGGTGGACTTGAGTATCAGGGCGAAGGATGTTTACAACAGGGTTATCTTGGTGATGAACCCCTCGTACAAGAGTCATTGGATATATCAGGACTTTGTTAAGAATAAAAGAAAGGATACGACTTACATCCACACGACATACTTGGATAATAAGATAAACTTGAGTGAGTCGTTCGTGCAGGCAGCTGAGAAGACCAAGCGAGAGAACAGGGCTAGGTATGACCACTTGTTTATGGGTACTTGGTTGGATGATGCTGAAGGGATGTTGTGGAACAGGGCGATACTAGGGAAGGCGAGGGTTGATGAAGCTCCGAACTTGAAGCGGATTGTGGTTGCACTTGATCCTGCGGTGACTGCGAACATGAATAGTGATGAGACGGGTATCATCGTGGTTGGAAAGTGTAAGGAAGGGTTTGGGTATGTGTTGGAGGATTTGAGTGGGAAGTATTCTCCGAATCATTGGGCGAAGATTGCAAACGACGCAGCGTTCAGGTGGAATGCGGATTGTATTGTGGCAGAGAAGAACCAGGGTGGAGATATGGTGGAGGCTGTGTTGAAGGCTCAGGGGACAACCACGAGGATTAAGCTAGTTTCTGCTACGAAGGGTAAGTATGTGCGAGCGGAGCCTGTGTATTCGTTGTATGAGAAGGGGCAGGTGTATCATGTGGGGTCGTTCCCGTTGTTAGAGAGTCAGATGGTTACCTTCGACCCTGATAAGGGGAAGTCACCCGATAGAGTGGATGCGTTGGTATGGGGATTGACTGAGTTGATGGTCAAGAACCGAAGTAATGGGTTCGTATTGATAAAAGGAAAATTATTTAGGTAAAATTAGTACTTTTACAAAAAAGTGAGATATAGATGAATCTACTGAAAGCGTTTAGAACTAAGGATGCAGGTTTGCCTGTGGCTTTGCAATGGCAGTATATTAAGGGAGTATGGATGCCTTATGATGCAAAGGATGGTATTTACATTGATAAAGCGTATAAGGCTATCCCTGTTGTTCAGTCAGTAGTTTCTAAGATAGTAGAGAAGAGTGCGGATGCTGCTCCGATGTTGTATAAGATTAAGGACAAGCGGTTTGCGGAGAAGTATTACGCTAAGAGAAAGTATCTCAAGAACAAGGAGAATGCTACCGAGTTGGCGAAGTTGAGGGTGAAGGCGTTTGAGTCAGTGGAGAATCATCCGTTCTTGCAGTTGATGGATATGCCGAACCCGACTAGTACGGGAAGACAGTTGAGAGAAGAAGTTGCAGGATATCTGTTGATTACGGGGAATGCGATTGTGTACGCTAGTGTACCTGGTGCAGGAGTTAGAGCGAAGCAGCCGATTGAGTTGTGGAGTGTTCCGAGTCCGACTGTGAAGCCTGTGATGTCAGGAGAAAGAACTCAGCCGTTGGCAGGGTATGCGATTACATATAACTTTGAGAATATTATCCCCAACGAGCAGATTGCTCACTTCAAGTACTTCAACCCTGTGTCTGAGTGGCAAGGTTATGAGAGTACTTTCTGGGGGTTGAGTCCGTTGAGGTCTAGTGTTAGTATTATCTCTCAGAAGAGATATGCTGATGTGGCTCAGGGTTCGTTGTTTGCGAACATGGGGCCGAGTGGTATTGTGAGTGGTAACGCACGGCACAGCGATCAGGCTGAGTTGACTGCTGAGCAGGCGATTGCGATTAACGATTCGTTTAGACAGAACCACATGGGTGCCCACAACGCAGGAGACATTGTTGTGACTCCCTCAGACCTGAAGTGGGTGCAGATAGGCTTGAGTCCTGTGGACATGGGTATCTTGGACTTTAACGCTGACTTGGAGAGGCAGATTGCTAACATCTACGGATATCCATCTCAGTTGTTGACTCCTCAGGGAACATTGGCGAATAGTGAGACAGGTGATACACGAGTGATAACTAACTGCGTATTGCCGTTGCTCAGAAAGATGGATGATGTGTGGACTAAGATGGTTCGTCAATGGTATGGCGATAACAGCTTGGTAGTAATGTCTGACACCGATGTGTATCCTGAATTGGAAGGCGATAAGAAGGAGTTGGTTCATTGGATGCGTCAGGCGATGGTGTTTAGCCAGGATGAGATTCGTGAGGCACTAGGATATGGAACGATTGTAGATGAGACTCAGGTGTTGGTTCCTACGAATTATATGCCGTTGGCAGACATGAGGGGTGGAGACTTGAATGTTGAGACTGTGCCGAGTGGTCGGAATATACCAACAGAAGACGAAGACATCGAAGACGATGATACAGACCAAGATTTTGACTAAGAACTTTGTAGCCGTTGATGGGATAATAACTGTCAAGGCTCAGAGGTTGGGTGAGGAGTATACCTGCTGGTGCAAGGCAGAGGATTATACATTCGAATTTAAGGAAGGAATGAGTACAAAGGATATTATAGAGCAGACTATAAAGCTGCTATCTGTAATGCCATAACTAAATATAAACACGATGATATCAGAAGAAGAATTCTTGAAGGCAGAGATTGAGACTCTGAACCTAACGATGAACAATGAATTGTTTGTAGGCTTGGC